ATACAATTGGGCGCAACCCTCTGCCCGCTTGCAAGTTGCGCAGGATGTCACCCACAATATAGGCGGAAACTTGGCGCAGCTTCTCGCGGGGATTGCGGGCAGAAAGAAAAATACGGCGAGTGCGGAAAAGCGACAAATTGAAAGCGGTCATAACTACATTGATATTCAACCAGTTACTACCAAACCAAAAAATGATTTGTCGAATAATAAGTATTGTATCAACAAGAGCAACATTGTTGAGCAACAACAAGATGCACTACCAAAAACTCCTAAGCTTCGACACAAGCAAATGAGACGAAGAAAGCCTAGAGCAGAATCCCTTGCAAAGTATCCGCCTACCACGACACCACCTGCCACTCCCCCAGCCCCCATTTAATACACATATACCCCCCCAAATTATTGTGACTCAAAACAAAAAGAGGTCTTAACTTACACCCATGCCAAAGCCTCCCAAACGCACGCAAGAGGAGATACTTGAAGACCTCTCTAAACCATCTGCATTCGCATCTAATGTCTTGGGCATCAATCTTTATGATTGGCAAAGGAAGGTATTGCGCGATTTAGAGCCTAGAGACTGTCGCGTAGCTCTGCGTGCAGCCAACGGCTCTGGCAAGACCAGCACCGTCATTTCGGCTATTTTGATATGGCACGCGCTCGTTTACCCGCGCTCAATAGCTGTAACAACGGCAGGCGTTTTCCGCCAGGTCGAAAGCCAACTCTGGCCTAGCCTGCGCAATCACATTGCCAAGCTTGGTGGGGCTTGGGAGGTAACATCTGGCGAGATCCGCTACCTACACCCTAACGGCAACACATCACGCATTATAGGCTACTCAGCGACTGATCCTGGGCGTGCTGAAGGCTGGCATGCAGAGGACCACGAATACCATCCATTGCTGATGGTAGTGGACGAAGCCAAGACCGTAGCCGACCCGCTGTTTGAGGCCATCAGCCGATGTCAACCAACCCGCTTGTTAATCGCATCCAGCCCAGGCGGGACTAGCGGTGCGTTCTATCGAGCGTTTACCAAGGAAGCGAATATGTGGTCAAAGCACGCAGTCACAGCGTTTGACTGCCCACACATCACGCAGACTCAGATTGATGAGGTAGTCCAGCGATACGGCGAAAAGCACCCGCTGACCCGATCTATGATCTACGGAGAGTTTGTGGACATAGGGCTAGAAAGCCTAGTTATCAACCTAACCCAGCTACAGAACTGCTACAACACGCCACCAAGATTCAAGCCAGGTGTACGCATAGCAGGCGTGGACTTTGCAGCGGGTGGCGATCAGAACGTCATCTGTATAAGTGACGGCAACAAGATCCTTCCTATGATCGCATGGCGTGAGAAAGACACGATGGCAGCCGTTGGAAGGTTTATAGTCGAGCTTAAGAAAGCTGGGCTGGAAGCAAACAACATCTACGCTGACGCAAGCGGAATGGGGATGGTTATGTGCGATGCCTTGGCTGAGTCTGGCTGGGTAGTCAATCGCGTGAACTTTGGGGCTACTGCCTACGACAACAACGCCTACACCAATCGGTCTGCTGAGATGTGGTATGGGATGGCAAAGAAGATTGAGGATGCCGAGATCATACTGCCAGAGGATGAGGACTTGACCGCGCAGTTGACTTGCAGGCGCACAATCACGAACAGCAAGGGCAAGCTTGGCGTGGAGTCTAAGGATTCAATGCGCGCCAGAGGCATAGCCTCACCCGATAGGGCTGACGCACTGGCCTTGTGCCTCAGTAGCTCAAATGTCGGTCTTGACTTGACATTTCAGATAGAGCGTCCAACTTGGAAGTCACTTCAAGAAATGATGGTATCCCACGATCCCGTCATGGCTGGATTTGACCCAGGAGGATAAACACTATGAATATCTGGAATTGGATTACTTCAAATTGGCAAGAGATCGTAGCCGCTGTTGGCGGCATCGTTCTCGCTGCTCGCATCATTGTTAAACTCACACCGACCCCAGCGGATGATTCGATCTTGGAAAAGATCGTAAACTTCCTAAAGACAGTCGGGTTAAATATTAAATAATTTATTTGTGCTGCGTGCAATCCTTGAGATCATCGCAGCCGTGTTTCGCATCATTCCAGGTTGGAAGGAAAAGCGGACACAAAACCTTGAAAACGATTGGCGCAAGAATCGCAAAGCTATTGACAGCGATTTGCCTGGTGAGTCTTGGTGGTTGCGCAACAACGACACCAGTAACCCAGACAACGGGGGCAGTTGAGTCTTTAATGCGAGATGAAAACTATTCTTCTATCCGTACTGCTGATCCAAAAGTTCGCGCTTGGGCAAAGCGTGCTTTGCATTACGTCAACGATCTGTCATTTGAATTGAGCAGAGAAAGACAAAAATGAACGCTAAAGATACACGCCGTACAGATTATTACACAAGGATCATTGACGCACTTAACCAGCGCGAAACTTGGGAAAACCGCCAGCGGTTGTTCTATCAAGCTCGCTACTTTGGCGTACGCCGTAAGGTCAAGCCTTGGCCTACAGCAGCTGATTTGCACGTTCAACTAATTGACACGGCGATTGAGAAGCTAAAGCCTTCATTCGTCAACAGCGCGATTGGCAACGACATCCTTTCCAGCTTCGTACCGATGCGCCAGCAGTTGACTCCGCTTACTGTATCAGCCGAGCGTTGGTTTGATTACAATATGCGCGAGCGTACCAACTTCCAGAAAGAGATTGTTTCCGTAATTGACAACTTGCTTCTCTATGGGCGTGGCGTGTCAAAGGTAATTTGGAACGAGGACAAGAAGCGCATTGAGTTTGAGGCAATTGATCCTTTCCACATCATCGTTCCTTCCTATACCAAGGAGTTCAAAGATGCAGATTTCATCGTTCACATCATCTCAACGAGTGTCGATTCCTATAAGGCAAATCCCTTGTACAAACAGGATGAGGACTTTATCAAAACAATTTCGGGTAAACCATCCAAATCGGTGGGCTTACGAAGTGAGATTCAAGACGAGATTTATAGACGTGAGGGAATTACTCAAGAAGCTGAGAATGATCGCATCATTCTTTGGGAGATGTACACACCTTCTGAAGACGGATGGAAAGTCGAGACGTACAGTCCGCTTGTCGTAACTGAAGATGTCCGCAAACCTTTCACATTACCCTATCGTCATGGTGAACCACCTTTCGTAGATTTCCCCTATGAGGTCACAGGGGGCGGTTGGTACAGTCCGAGAGGCGTAGCAGAGATCCTGCTCCCTAATGAGAATCTGCTAAATAAGCTCAAGAACTCCCTCTCCGATTACGTTGAACTGGCCAACCGACCCGTTTTCGAAGCACGGAATCCTATCTCGCTAAACACATCGAACCTGAAGATGCAACCTGGGCAGATCCTGCCACAAGGTTTGAAACCAGTTCAGTTTAGCCAACCTCCATTCGACTTCCAGAAATTGATGCTTGAAGAGCGTCTGCTTTCTGAACAGCGGATGGGCAATCCAGACTTTGGTTCTGGCTCTCAGTTCCAGGTGTCGGATCGCAAGACTGCTACCGAGATTCAAGCGTTGCAGTCGCAGGCAGCAGCGTCTGGCGATTTACGCAATCGTATGTTTAGGATGGGTTTAGCCCATCTCTTTAAACAGTGTTGGTCGCTTTACACGCAGTACAACAAGAAAGACTTAATGTATCGCTATGCTGAAGAAACTGGCACGATGCCACCCGAAGGTATCCACGATGAGTATTCCATTGAGCCAAAGGGTGGACTTGACTTCATCAACCGCCAGTTTGCGTTGCAGAAGTCTGTGGCGCGAATGCAGATGTTCCAAAATAATCCTTTTGTCAATCAAGGCGAACTGGTAAAGTCAGTGCTTGAACAAGACGATCCATCGCTGGTCCGCAGACTCTTCCAAGATCCGAACGCAGCCTCTGGCGATCAAGCTGAAGATCAAGCGACTGAAATTGCGACTATGCTTGCAACTGGATTCCCAGTCGCAATCAAGCCTAGCGATGACCACAAAGCGCATATATCCGTTCTCTTCGCGTTTAACCAAGCGGCTCAAGCAAGGCAACAGCAGGTCGATCAGAGTGCAATGCAAGTTCTGATGGCACATTTACAACAGCACTTGGCAGCCTTGGAACAGGTTGACCCCAATACATCCCGCGCTATCCAGAAACAGCTTCGTGATGCAGGTAAGGCTCAAATGCAACAGCAGGGGCAACAATTGCCTCCAGAAGCAATGCAAGGCCAAGCACCAGCACCGATGGCGGGTTGAAAGTACCAGTAATGCGGGATGCCTTCCAAGCGGAAGGCTTAAAACATCTCTGTCAGTGGGCTAACGAACAAGGTGCAACTGGTAAGGCAATTGAGATTGGCGCGTATAGTGGCGAGGGAACAGTAGTCATAGCCAATCATTTTAAGGAAGTTTTAGCAGTAGATCCGTGGCTTAATGGTTACGATATTAACGATAGGGCAAGCCAGCAATGCCCGATGAAGTTTGTCTTTGAGGCATTCGAAGAACGCACAACCCCACTTGGCAATGTTCTATACAGCAGAGGTAAAAGCCTAGACGCGCTCCAATTCTTCAAGGATGGTGAACTAGACCTAATTTACATAGACGGAGATCACCGCTACGAAGGCGTGCTGGCAGACTTAAATGGGTGGAGGTCCAAGCTTCGGGCTGGCGGGATAATGGCTGGACATGATTGGAGTTTTAAGTCTGTGCAACAGGCATTGGTTGAGGTATTTAAGGACAAAGAAGCAGTCCTATTTCAAGGCGATTCCTGGGCAATAAAACTATGAGAAAACTAAAAGCAGCATTGGCGTTTATCAGAGATCAAGAATGGGTCAACGAACCCAAGTGGGAAGATGAGGACGAGAAGGCGTGGACAGGCTTTTTGTCAACCCCAACGGGACAGAAGCTAAGTCTTATTTTGCTTAACCTAACCCTGCGTCAAAACGCCTCTGCGGTAATGAAGAAACCAGAGGAACTTGCAGACGCTTGTGGACGTGCTAAAGGGTTTAGAGGATGTGTAGCGACCTTAGAATCGCTCGCATCCCAAAAACTTAACTCCGCCATCCCAGGCTATGGGGATGGATCGGATGAACCAGTAGCCGACTAACCTTTAGGTAGAATGACTCCCTACCGAAAAGTGTAAGAAAGGGTCAAAATGGCGGATTCAAACAACCTAACTGAAGCGGATGTATTGGCGATGGCGCAAGCGGCTGACGAAGGACGGGATTT